CTTGCCCGTCGTGTTTCGCGCGCCCACTAGCGTTTCAACTTTGAAACGGCTACGCCATAGTGGTCGGGAAACACCATCTATCACCTCTGAAACGAGCGAAACATGAGCAGGATAACATCCACGGAGCGCGCAGTGGCGGTGCAACGCGTCCTCGATGGTGAGCCGCAACTCGATGTGGCCACAAGCTACAACGTGCCTGGGGCCACGCTGCGAACGTGGCTGCATCGCGCGAAGTCTCGGAAGGAGTATGAGAAGAAAAAGGCGACATCGGCTCGAGATGTGGAAACCGCAGCAAGCGCAGATCCGGTAGCTGGCCTCACCCGGCTCGCTCGACTGTACGAGCAGCTCAAGGGTGTTGATGCCGACATAAAGCAGAGCCGCGATCTAGAGAAGGTCTCACCACTGGCGGGACTCCAAGCGCTCCGCACCCGGGTGGTACTCCAGATCTGCGACATCGAGGAAGCGGCCGAAGTGGAGCGCAAGCGTCGAGACCTCACGCGGAATCAGCGGCAACTAGTCGACGGGGTCATCTTGAAGCTGGTGCAGATGCCCTCTCCCGAGCTCGAGGCCATTCTGGCAGGAGTCGCTCTGCGTCGCACACAGAAGGGGATCGGTGAGTCGACTCAAAACAGGACGCCTTGACGCTGTATACCCTGGATGGATAGTCCACTCGTGGACAGGCTGGCACATCTATGCCTAGCCTCCTCGAAGAGCTGGATGCCGAGATCGATGCTCTGGCCACGCACCGCGAAGAGTCGCCACTCGATCACATATACTGGCTGCCCCCCCAGAGGCGATGGCTTGAGGCTCCAGACAAGGTCAAACTCTACCGCGCTGGGAATCAAGCACTCGGCAAGACCACAGCCGGCCTCGGAGAGGTCATCTATCGATGCCTCGGAGATCATCCATACATTGATGTGCCCAACAGACCCGTTGAGGCTTGGATCATCTGCGCCACATGGCAACAGAGCCTCGCCATCCAAGAGAAGCTGTGGGATCTTCTCCCCAAAGCCCTGATTGAGCCGAGTACGAAGTTTGACAAGAAGAATGGATTCCACGCAAACAATCCGCTGGTGGAGTTTCGGAATGGGTCAGTCGTTCGCTTCAAAACAACGAAGCAGGGCGGTTTGAACCTCTCAAGCGCGACGATTGACGTTGCACTTTTCGACGAGCCTCCCACTTCGCCTCGAATCTTCGGCGAACTCCTCAAGCGCATAATGAAGGCGGGCGATGGCGTGGTTCTGATGACCCTCACCCCAGTGAACGCTCCAACAGAGTGGCTGCGTCGGCTCACGACACCCGACCCGGATACCGACGCGCCGCCTATGGTCGCAGATTATCACGCCCGATTGGTGCCTGAAAACCTCATCCCAGTTGGCCAGAGTGAGCCGCTACGCCTGAAGGATGGCACGCCATGTGACGGCGCATTCGTGGACGATGTGTTGCGGTTTACACTCCCTCATGAGGTGCCTGTGGTCTGTCACGGTGAATGGGAGATGCGCGTCGAGGGCAATATCTTCGCCGCATTTAATGAGTCACACATCGTCGATGAGTTGCCCGATCTGGACTATGAGCTGCGATTCGGCACGGACCATGGGCATGGGGGTAACTTCGAGGAATACGCGCTGCTTGTGGGAGTCGACCACTCCGCCAAGCATCCGAGGATTGTGGCAGTTGATGAGTACGTCACCCAAGGGGAGACAACTACCGAGATGGACGCAGAAAACATCCTCGAGATGCTCCACCGCAACGGGGTCACGTGGAAGTCACTAGCCAGGGCATACGGGGATCGTGTATACGCTGGGCGCGCTGGTAAGCGGCTCGGGAAGAAGAGTAACAAGAAGCTTATGATAGCGCTTTCGGAATTGCTGGCGATGAAGTCTGCCAAGCACCTCAAACCGCAGATCCGAACAGTCAAGCGAGGAGAGGGCCACGGAGCAGGCTCTGTGCAGCATGGTATCGAGTTTCTCCATGAGTCGATGGTGCGTGAAGAGTGCTTCTGCGTCCATCGCCGATGTGCCCGGCTCGTCCAGTCTCTGCTCAAGTGGGACGGTCGCGACAATGAATGGAAGCACGCAATAGACACGCTACGATATAGTCTTGACGATCTCATCTTCGATAAGCGGCGGCACCGCAGCCGTGGAACGATCTACATGTACGGGTGACAGATGGCGCACACAGAAGACACCGACACTGGCATACGGCATGCTCCGCCACCGCATCCAAAGAGCAATGAGGACTTCCAGCGGCAACAGCATACGAGACTGCGGCGACGCATCATGTACGGGAACCACGAGCGCGATGTGCAACAGCGAACGCGCAACCAAGTCGGGCCAACCCGGTTTGAGGCTTGGGGTCAACACGTAGACCTTTCCTCAAATGTGCCCGAGACTATCTACACGCAGAAAGCCGTCCAATATGACCAGACGCCTGTGATCCGCAACGACTCCGAGCAGGACGCTGACGGCCTTATCGGTGTCGATGGGCTCATGATGCAAGCGGGCATCTGGCAGATGATGCCACGTGTGCAGCGAGACGCATTCGGGCTGCGAGTGATGCTTGTGCGCGTCAGCGCCACAGACACCGAGCTGACGTATCGTCCGGTGTATCCAGATCTCTGCACCGCTGAGGTATTCAGCGACCAGCCAGACGTGCCGGTGACTTTGAGCGAGGCTCGGCTCTATACCATCCCGGACAGTCTCGATGGCAAACGTGAGTGGTGTTTCGACATCTGCGACATCAGCGACCTCGGGAACCCATCATACCGGGTCATCCGTGCCAGCGATGGTGAGGATCGATCCCCGGTCTATCTCAAGACTGCAGACAATCCAGAAGGGGACTTCACTGGGGATCATTATCCATACCGGCTCACAGATGGCGCACCTATCCTGCCGTACGCCATATATCGCCCAGTCAAGTCCGGGCGGATGTGGGATGCGCGCACAGAGTCGCGCGTCTTTGACGGTGGATTGCAGGCCATGGTCTACCAGACCATGTTTGCCCACATCATGAGAAACGCCTCGTGGGCGCAGAAATGGGCTATCGGTGTTGAGCCTGCAGGCACTGGAACGGCCGATGAGAATGAGGACGGCAAGGGCAGGCGGAACACCATCACCGATCCCGCAGTCTTGCTCATCTTCGAGCAGCTGGCTGACTTCGAGGGGCAGCCGACAGTAGGCACGTTCCCAGTTGCTGTCACCCCGGAGGAGTTTCAGGCTGCTATCGGACGGTATGAGCGCCACGTAGCAGCAGCAGCAGGGCTCGAGCCGTCGGATGTGATGCGGATGTCTGGCGATCCTCGATCCGGGTATGCGCTCGCCATCTCCAGATCTGGGCAGCGTCTCCAACAACGAAAGCATGAGGAGATGTTCAGAAGGGGAGATCAGAGCCTCCTCACTATTTCGGCGGCCATCGCCAATCGCAGCGGCTTGGGAACATTTCCAGAGACCGGATGGCGCCTGGAATACCGGGCTCTACCGAAGACTCCAGAGGAGGCCAAAGGCGAGGCAGACTTCCTTAACAGCGAAGTTGAGGCAGGCATGATGGATGTCGTTGAGGCGTATCGGCGAAGACATCCGGGCATCACTGAAGAGCAGGCAGAAGCCGATCTGGTCAAAATTCGAGACACAAACAAGCGGTTTCTATAGCCGCATAGAGAGGACGCATGGATGAGCAGCAACTAGAGAACAATGGACCGCCGCCTCCGAAGCAGTCCACAGTGGATACTGTGCCCTATAGCCGATTCCAGCAGGTCGTCTCCGAGAAGGGCACTCTGCGGGCAGAGGTGGATTCGCTCAAGTTGGAGATACAAACGCTCTCCGAACGTGGCGCCACTGTCGACACAGTCACCCGAGAGCTCGAAGTGGCACGAACCAAGATCGCCACTATGGGCGCAGAGACCGACCTGAACATGGCGCTGGCAGAGCGCGGATTCGATGCCGACGGGCGCAGCATCATCAAGATGCTGCATGGCAACCTGCCCGAAGAGGGCCGGCCGAGTGCCCTGGCTTGGGTGGATGGCATGAAAGAAGACCCCACAGCACGCCCCAAGCCGCTGCTTGGCTACTTCGATGCGCAGTCTGTGAGCGCATCACCGGAAACGCCCGCGCCGAAGGCTAAACCCAAACTTCCCCGGGCATCCAGGCACGCGTCAACAACCACGGATCCGTCCTCCGATGTCACTGCCGAGCAACTCAAAGCCGCTCGTATACACGGGGAGAAGACGGGAGACTGGTCCAAGTCGAAAGAACTGATCGGGCTCGTGGACGCGCCACGCCCTTGAGGCAAGGCGCGCAATAGGCTAGTCTGACTACGCCGCCCCCGGGTCGCTCCCGGCTGTTTACAGCATCGCGTATCGGGCATGAACGCTCACCAATACGCCCCGGGATACCCCAATGGCCAACGAAATTCTCTACTCGGGACTTGCCGATCTCCGCGTCGCCGAAGTCCTGAAAACCAAGTTCCAACTTCTGCTTGCAGACCGGAACGCACTCCCCAATCATCCTGTCTTGATGGGTGGATACCTCGGCGATATCGCCGGCTCCGGCTCTACGACGTGCAAGCTTGCCCAGCTCGGCTTCTTTGGCTTTGACGATCTGGCTGCTGTGGCGGAAAACACCGCTGCAGTTGAGACCGCTCTCACTGATGCGAGCGTGACGGTCACGATTCAGCGGTACGCCAAGCAGTACAACGCCTCCGGGCTTGCGTCGCTTACCGACTCGGTGGGATTCCCGAGCAAAGAGGATGCGTTCGTGCAGGATACTCTGATCTCCTGCTCAAACAACCTCACCAACCTCGTCGCAGATGTCATCGATGGATTCGCGGCCACTGAAGGTCCTGGAACCGGTGTTGATCTTGACCTTGCGAGCCTGATTCGTGGCGCCATCCTGCTGCAGGTCGCAAACGCTCCCGTCGGCATGGGTATCCTCGGTATCCTCGCGAATCAGCAGTGGGGTGATATCCACCTCGAGCTGCTTGCTTCTGCGGCTGGTGCTGTCCAGTGGGCTCCTGCGACGCAAGAGCAGATCATCGTCTCTGGGCAGGGGCTCAAGGGCAACTTCTTTGGAATCGACATCTACACATCCAACCGGGTCAACACCGTCAACGCTGGCGCGGACTACGGTGGGGCGCTGATGACGCAGGGATCTGTTGTATGGGCCGATGCGAGCCCGATGCCCGACGGCGATGTCAACAAGCTGATCTTGGGGCGTGGTTGCATGTATGCACGCGACTTCAACAACGGCACTGATGTGAAACAGCACGTGATGAATCACTATGCAGGCGCCTCACTCGGCATTGATGCCGCTGGTGTCACCATCATCAGCGACGCATAAATCCCCCAGTCTTCGGGATGGCTTCGACGGATCCGCGTAGCGTCCTCGTCGGTGCCATCTCGAAGCCATCCCCCAGACAGAAGGACGCAACCCAATGGCCAGACTAAAGCAGAGCAGCACCGCTAGTAGCGGCAAGGCTGTATCGCGCACTCCGAGAGGACGTAAAAACCTCCCGGTCATGCTCACCAATCGGCCCATGTTCGTGTATCTGCATCACCCGCATCGGTGGACTGTGCTGCTTGGTCGAGTGGTCATGCAGCTGAAAGAGCTGCGATTCATCGACGATCCGAACGTCGACCCGGACGATGAGCGCGCCAAGTGGCGCAAGCGTGGATGGGCAGAGATTCCGTGGAATGTGCGAGGTAAGGATACGACATACCTGCGCGAGCACGATGGCCCGAACAAGACGCTGGTGTACCTCTCCGAGTGGGAGACTCCACATCGGGGATCAAGCGCTGTTCAATCCGACACAGAAGGCTACGTCGAGTTTCTGCTCTGGCTGAAGGACAACGACAAGGTGCCACAGCCAGAGATTTACGTCTTGGAGAAGCTACGAGATCGGGCGCGCAAGCGGCACGAGGACTACGCAGGGCGGGCTCATGCGAATCCGCGAGTGCAGCGAATCGCCGACCGCGCGAAGGTAGACCTTGACGCGCTAAGCGCAGAGATTGATGCGCAGCTGGGCATCGATACCGCATCAGTGGGCGCAGAGGTGACTGCAGAGCCACCGAAGAAGCGGCGGAAGAAGAAAGCCAAGACCAAAGAGGTGCCAGTTGTCGATTGATCGCAAGACCGCAGACGGTCTCAAGCGCGCCCATGAAACGTGGACGCAGAAGTTTGTGGATGCCCGCAAGCAAGCCGGGCAGAGCGTTGACGTTGACAAAGAGCGCCGCAGAGCAGCCAAGCATGTTGAGCGCGTAGAGCGCACCTTGGACCGTAAGTAATGGGGTCTGGCGACAGCCAATACAGTGCCCGCTTTGAGTTGCCTCACTTATTGGAGCAGCGATTAGAGAGCATCACTTGTCCGGTCTACCGGGATGGCGCTGTCGTGACTGTCGCTGCTGGCACAATCAAGCTGTACAACCGATCCGGCGTTGAGGTGCAAACGGAAGCGATGACCTTCCCGGGAGGAATAGCCACCGTTCCCATCTTGGCATCCACCCTCGAGGCAGAGTCGTTTGGGCTTGGCTGGTGGGTGGAGTGGTCTCTGACGATCTCCTCTGTGGTCTATCTATTCCGCAATGATGCGGCGCTCGTGCGATCTCGACTCTTCCCGACCGTCACCACAGTAGACCTCTTCCGCCGACTCCGCAGCCTCGATCCGTCCGACTCCGAGGTAATCACGCGGATGACGATCACTGACTATCAGGCGAAGCTTGATGAGGCAGATATCCAGATACAGCTACGGCTCATCGAGATTGACAATCGACCCGGCCGGATCTTCTCCCCTTCGGCTACCAGGCAGACATACCTGTCTCTCTGGATTGCGCTGATATTTGAGGATCTTGCGAACTTCGAGAATGCCTATCAGGCGACTGCGGACAGTTGGATGCTCCGCTATGAGCAGGCATGGGACAAGATGACGCTCGTGTACGATTCTGATGATGACGGGCAGCCATCGAGCACGAGGCGCCGCAGCGCCAATGCATCTGTCTGGCTGGCTAGTCGAGAATGACTACGCCCCTCCCAGTATCGACGGTCCGCACTCGCATCAGTACGGCGATAACCGGCGCGCTCTCTGACTATAAGGAGTCGCGGCACTCGTATGAGGACTTCCCTACTGCGGACAGTCGGCAGATCGTGCATCAATCATTCGCCGTAGGAATGCTCTCGACCATCCCAGAGGATGTAGATGTGCGCCAACGGCTGGACAAGGGATCTATGGTCCATACGGTCGTTGGCATACGAGTCGCCTATCGGGTCAAGGCAGACGCTACTGTGCTGGATACCAACGCATCACTGGATGCCGAGCACGAAGTCATCAAGGCCACGATGACGACAGACCGATCCGGCGGGCTCACAACCCGATTATTGGGGGTCGACTCTCGTCGAACTATCGGCAAGACCATCCGCATCTCTGACATCCGCTTCCGTCTTACTCACCGATTCGCCTTGTCCTAGGAGGACTCATGGCCAAAAGCACCTATGCTAAGAACTTCACTCACGGGACAATCACCCTGACAGGTGGAGCCACTCCGACCCCGCTCACCCTCGTGCTCGATTGCGACAATGGAGATATCAGTGTGACAGGCCTTGTACGAGGGTTGCACGAAGTCATCAAGTATGAGCGCAGGGGGCTCCTCAAGTCAGTGGCGCGCGGGAATCGGATATATCCCTCCGGTGGCATGACCATCATCATGGCGCAGTTCACGGACGCAGGAGCAGGCACAGTCTCCGACTTCTTGACTGCGAAGGTCGGCAGCGCGTATGCGGCAAGAGTTGGAACCCTGGGCACCGGAAGGCCGGACGCCATCGATATTGGCATCAGCATCGAAGGCACTGACTTCGGCGATGACTTCGACCATGCGTTCACGATGGAAGACTGTCGTGTATCTCTCGACTTTGCAGAGGGAGATCCGGACCAGTTCTCATTGTCTTGGGAAGTCATGGGCGACATCACCGGGGATCTGGCATACTCTCAAACCACATGATTCCGGCTTCTTGAGGTGGAACATGCGGAGGACGTATGGAAAAGAAACCGACCATCGGCAAGTATGCCGAGGTGCGACTGGTGGCGCCTGCATCAGTCGCCATCCAGCTGGACATAATCAACCTCTCACACAGGAACTTCCCCCGGTCGCTCTACGCAGCACTCGGAGTGTGTTGGCGGGGCAAAGGCGCTCCGGACGTGAGCTACGCGCGATGTGGATACGATCCCGCAATGTACGGGGGTCACGTGCTCGACAGGCTGATCAAGCGAGGCGATGGCACCACGCCAGATCAAATCATCGCTGCCGGTGGCGATGCGTTGGGCATCATCAAACTCAAGTATGGGGAGTTGAGCGCGGCCGAGGTGCAAGAAACCTCGGATTTTACCGAACCTCCGGGGCTTTAGACTGGCAGATCTTGGAGGTAGAGCGCCTCTGGAACAAGGCTCCTGGCTGGTTTGCAGAGCAAGACAACGCCGCTAAGGTGCGCCTGTTGTCGTGGTATAAAGTGTGGGAGGTTTCCTATGGGAAAGCTACGCATAGGGAAGGGTAATTCTGCCATTGTGATGGATGACACAATGGATGAGATATTCCGCAGAGCCATCAACAGCGCACAACCGGGGCTGCTGCCTATCTTGGAGCGCGCTGTGAGCGACTTGGAGCGCTCTGCTAGGTCGGAGTGGCCCGTCAAGACTGGCACATCTCGAGATGCGCTTGAGAGCGGTGTGCGCTTCATCGGCTCCACTGCTCTTGAGGCATTCGTGGTCAACACTGCAGACCATTCGCCATTCATCCGCGCCAACAACCTCGGAAAGAAGTCGCCGTATCAGGTGCTCATCCGGAGGCCCGGGATCAAACTTGGGAAAGAGCTAGCGGAAACGCTGGGAGATAAGTTGGCGCGCGTACTCACAGGGCAGGACTGAATGGCTAGAGAAGAAGTCATCAAGCTAGCGTTCGAGGCAGATCTCTCCGACCTTCGGAAAGAACTCGGCAAGCTGCCGGAGATCGGATCAAAAGAAGCCAAGGCCATGGTTAAGGCTTTGGAGAAGCAGTACAAAAGGGCCGAGCGAGCAGCGAAGAAATCTGCCAAGGCGCAGAAGTCTGCCTCTGGCAAGGTCAAGGCTGGCTTTGAATCTGCCAAGCAGGCGGCGGAAGGATTCGGCGGCGCCGTTGGCGGCGCTGCGGGCGGAGTGGAGAAGTTCGCCCGCTCCATGTTTGAGGCGTCCTCTGCTATCGGTCCCGTTGGTGTCGCACTCGTAGCTGCAGGGTTGGCGGTTACTGGTGTGGGTATCGCCGCGTTCAAGGCCTCACAGTTGGTCGTGGGGCTCATCGGTGATGCCGAGGAGTTGGCTACCAGTCTGGAGCCCTTCGGAGAGGCTGGAGTCTTTGCGCCAGTCCCTACGGAAACGATGGCTAGCATTCAGGCCTTCAACGATTCCATGGATGGTCTGGTTGTTGTCGCTGACAAGCTAAAGGTGGAGCTTGCCGGAGAGTTGGCTGCCGGGCTGGATGACCTGGCCCGCAAGATGGTCGTTGGCTCGCTTGTCGTTACCGATCTGATTGACAAATTCGGAGGGCTTGGAGCAGTCATTGAGACGACAGCGGCTGGACCCTTCATCAAGCTGTTTAAGGTCCTCAAGGATCAGGACGTAGTAGCCGGTGCGCTGGCTAGTTCATGGGATGGCTATGGTGATGCTGTTGGCGATGCGCGCACGAAAGCCGATGAGTTGCTCGAAGTTGTACGGGAGCAGAAAGAGAAGACAGAGGCAGAGCGGAAAGAAGCCGAGCGAGCAGCGGCAGCCAAGAAGGCGCAAGCCGCTGCGGAGCGGGAGTACAAGAAGGCTGTCACCGAGTCACTAAAGGCGATCAAGGACATCGAGAAGGCTAGATCTTCCCTTGCCAAGATTACCGAATCAACCACTGCAGACCTTCTCTCGGACGAGCAGAAGATAGAGTCGGCGTTCCAGGATCGGGTAGATGCGATCGCCGATGTGGCGATGGAGTCTAAGGACGCTGCAGGCGTGAAAGAAGCGCTAGACGCTGCGGAAGCCCGAAGGATCCGAGAGCTATCCGCGCTGGATGAGGAGCGCACCAAGTCGCAGAAGCAACAACTGCAAGACGTGGCAGCCTTAGAGTCGCAACTGGCAGAGCAGTCCCGATCGATGAAAGCTCAAGCTGCGGCCGATGGGATGGCAGCGGCAGACGCAGCACTATCCACCGCAGCTGCATCTTTCGGGACACTGGCTCAACTTCGCATCGACCACATCGAGGGCAACTTCAACGCGTTTGAGGAGAATATCGAGAAAGAAGCCAAGAAACGTAGACGCAATGAAGAGTCGGAGATCGCCGGGCTGCTCGCAGCAGGGAAGATCTCCGAGCAGGAAGCCGATCGCCGCCTTGCCAACCTCGATGCATTGGAGAAGGCGGACAAGAAGAAGGTCAAGACTGCGGAGAAGTTCGCAGAGCGGCAAGCACTGAAGGCGTTCAAGGGACAGAAGGCAGCGCAGAAAGCCCAAGCCATTATCGACGCAGCTCGAGCAGCGGTAGCCCTTATCCCAGGGTTCGCCTTCCTAGGCCCGGGAGCTCCCGTAGCAGCTGCAGCAGTGGCCGGCACTGCATTGGGTACCCAGTTGGCCGTCATCAACGCACAATCCCCTCCCGACTTCCCTGTAGGCGGTCCTGTTGGCGACCGGCTTGGCAGCCTGTCAGCTGACCACGTGCCGATCTTGGCCACTCCAGCCGAAGGCGTTGTCACTCCCCGGGGTATGGACGACCTTGGGCGCGAAGGTCTCGCAAGCATCAATGAGGGAAGAGGCGGAAGTCAGAACATCACCCTGCAAGTCGGCGCCGATGTTGTGGCGCGAGCAGTGATGAGCAGTCCCGATCTGGCTGGTAGGATCGCTGCGGAGTTACAGGCAGTGATGAGCATTACCAGTGGCCGAGTGCCAGTCTACGGGAAGGGATAATGGGCAACCGCATCGGAACAGGCATACCCGGCGGGCTCCTCATTCCGGCAAAGATCACGCACGATCAACTGCAGCCAGTGGCTACTCCACCAACGCCTATAGATTCCAGCTACTCGCAGTCAACATCGAGGCCCGGTCATGGTGTGCCCATCGATGATCTGTCGCGACTTGTCGCCCACGTTCATGGCTCTCAATCGGCAGACTTCTTGCTGCGGACTATCAAGGCAGGGATGCCGGGTCGCGATGGTCTACAGATGGCGTATCGGAAGGACTCCGAAGCGGGTACACAGTTCCGGGGTTGGAACCCTCCGAACTACCCGAACGGCGTCGCCTATGTCGCCTATGGCAGTACCCCAGCCGCGCGCTTCGATGCAGTCACGATCCCGAGCACACAGCAGATCGTAGTCTTCGATTCCGACGGCAGCACTCCCGGCACATCTCGCACCATCGACCCAGTGACCCGAGCCGTGAGTGTTGGCGGCTCTACCGTCGGACTGGGCGATGCGTGGAATTATCCGGCGCTGGTCGTGATACCAGAGACGGAGCGCATCCTTCTGCAGTTCGGCGACACTATCCGATACAGTGATGATCTCGGGGCGACTTGGAACGGATACTCGGAATCCCCAACACCGGAGGACGCGGCTACCGACTTCGGGCGCTCCCGGATGGCGTTCTATCGGTCTGATATCGGGATGCTTATCGAGGACATCGCTACCCCTGGCGATGTCCATCAGTGGGCATCCTCCGATATTGGTTCCACGTTTGTAGAGGTGAAGACACACGTAGCGCTCGGCTCTTCGGTTGCCTATGCATCCTCGCAGGATGGCGTCTTCGTTTTCTACCTCCGGGCCGCTGATTCGTTGCCCATCGTCCGCCGACTGTCGACGCCGTTCGAGGATCTATCGACGGTCGATGAAGTCGAAGTCGTAGGCGTCGGGCTCGTGTACGCGGAAGGCTCCATCACAGCAGACCCGAACGGGACGCTCTGGGTCCATGTGAGGGAGGACGCCACAGGCGACCTCAAAGTGTATCGATCTGTCGATGCCGGTTCTACGTGGGGAAAAACGAAAGACTCGCTGAAGACGCCATCGTCTAGCGCGTACCTGACCAACTATAAAGGGGTTTCGAGCTACGGTTCGGTCGTGCTTTTCTCGAATTGGTTTTCGGCGACTTCGGCGAAGGTCGGACTCCAAGCGCTTTGGCTCGGAGGCTGGCACGCCGTGACCGCGAACGGTGGGCAGCCGCCCGCAAGTCGCCGAGGCTTCGAGGCATTGTGGACGCCGATCGAGCTACCGCAGAACACCGGAGGGGGCTGGACGGAGATAGGCGGCGCATCTACGCTGGTCACTCCTGGGGAGATGCGGCGATTCACGAATGGCGTAGCTCCGAACTTGAGCTCGTACCATACCTTCACCGGCACAGCAGCGGTGAGCCAACTCATCCTTACGCAAGTCCGGGTTGAGCTAGGCGGAAGTCTGTCGAATAAGGATGTTGCCATCCACGGCACGATCTCCCAGCTCGGGGTCATATTCGAGTGGTCTATCAGCCTTTCGACGACCGGCTACCGAGTGCGCGATGAAGTCACAGCGGCGCAGGTTGGCGGCGATGAGTTGATGGACTTGACGGCTGATATCGTCCTGCTCGTATGGGCAACAGACCTCCGGATCGTCACGTACTGGTGGAGACCTGGCGAGTCCACCGTCAACGTCGGACCAGCGGGCGCACTCGCATCGGGAGTCGGAGCCACGACGGAGCTCCGATGGGGGCACGAAGACAGCGGCGGCATCGCTACGTCTTTTTGGTCACAGTTCCACTTCCATGAGCAGCCGCCCACGGTCGGACTCCCGAACTATCGACCCTACGAACCACAGACGGGGATCGCCAATGTCAAGGGCAAGCCAATGACACGGGATCCGGTCCCGGTCCCGGACTTGGGCTCGACTCCGCTTGCCGCTTTTTTGTCTGCCACCTCCGGACCCGCGCGCCGAGATGACGGCTACGACATGGACGCCGAATACGACTTCCCGATCACGAACGTTTTCCCGAGGCTCTCCCCATCTCCTGACTCGAGGTGGAGATCTGTAGGTACTGCCGAACAGATCCTCACGTTCAAGTTCGATCAGGAGATGTGGTTAGGCGACTCCATCGGGATGTACATCAGCGGAGCCAACTTCCGGACGGCAGTTCTGGAGTCAAGCATTGACGGCTCTTCATGGACTGCTCGAGGCACGATGAATCTGGCAGAAGGATTCGAGGGCCTGGATGTCATCCGTACAGGGGAAACGCTCACCCCGGGCGCGACAGCCGATGCAGATCGGTATCTCTTCGAGGAGAGTCTGACAGGCGGATGGGTAGACTTACCAGGCGCTCCAGCTGTACAGCGCAGAGTAGCGAGTCAGAGCGCCGGAGGATGGACAACTGCGACCACAGCGAAGCCGGTGATCACCTTAGAAGGTGTGCTTGGGAGTGATCCCATCAGTGCTACCGCAGTGAAGTTTGTATTCCCCTCTGGTCTGCTCGTGATTCATCTCACATCGCAGGTGCTGGTTCCATTCTGGCGAGTGCGGATACCAGCGCAGAGCACTCCCGACGGCTACATCGAGGCGGGCATCATCATGGTTGGCAAGATCGCCGCATTCGGCGATCGCATCGACTGGGGACGAGGGTACGAGATGATCCCCAACACCGCAATCACGCGCGACAACTACGGCACCACTCGTGCGCGTGAATTAGGGCCTCCGTCTCGCAGGTGGTCGCTGCATTGGCAGAGCGGCACCAATCACTGCGAGATCCGGACTGGTCCAGATGTCGATTATGTCGGCCCTACTGTGGGCATTCCCATGGTTGGAGATGAGGACGTGCTGTATAGGCTCTTCGGGCACATCCAAGAAACCAGGGGAGGCGAGATCCCTTGCTTGGCTATTGAAGAGATCCCAGATGCAAATACGACCATCAACGATGCTACGCGGATGCTTTACGGGCGTCTGACTTCGAGCGCTCGGGGCAACAATACCGCTGGAGATCTCGGGGTCGATGAGCAGCAGCGGATAGAGTCCCTTGTTTTTGAGGAGATCAAGTAGTGCCCGGATCTTCCGAGGTTCGCGGCAAGTATGCGGTATGGCTCATCGATCTAGACATCGGAGGCAGGGTCTACAGGTATGCATCCCAGAAGATCTCCGTAGCTACCTCATCCGGAGGCAAGTTCTCCTATGAATCCGGGCTCACACCCCTCTCCATCGGGCTCGATGATGGCAGTGCGACCAAGTCTCTGACGGTGACACTCAATACCGGAGTGGACTGGGCGCTCATTAAGGCTCGTGGGCAGCCTCTGGAGCTGCAGAGCGCCACTGTGCGGCGCATCTTTCCCGGGCAACGATTCGAGCGCGCTACAGTCATCGTGAAGGGTCTGACAGAGACGCCTCTGTATTCTGCGAAGGAAGACCCCATGGTTATCTCGGTGGTCCGATCTCCGATCCGCGATGCCAAACTCGTGCCGGATGCCAATGCGGTGGTTGATGGTTCCACGTTTCCGCGCGCTGCTACGGGCTACTCCATCGGCGATAAGGCAGAAGGCCTAGCGTATCCATTGATTTTGGGCGCGCCTGGCCACGATCCGAACCACGGAAGGCCTCGAGCTGCAGTCCCTGCACTCGCGGCTGATTTTCAAGTGGGCCTTCTGGACTCTACGCTGGTCGTTGCAGACCGACCCATCGCAGCTGCCACGGTGATGCTCGAGAACACCACGCTGCACAACTTCGGCGTATCAGTGCCCGTACAGACGCGTTCAGATAATCTTGGGCGAGTCTATAGCTTCGTCGACTTTATCACCGCTCCCACGATGCTCGGAGGAGAAGGGGACGAGTATTGGGTCGGATTCCAAGATGATGATGTGTATGGAGGTGGCTCTATTCACCGTGGGAAGATGGTCCGTGGTGCTGGGGATATCATCCGATTCCTGCTCGAAGAGCACTCCAACATCGAATACGATCGCGGGCGGTTCGAGGCGGTTGCAGACTGGCTAAACAGGTTTAAGATCGACTCGTACATCAACGCGAGACAGGACGCGTGGGCGTGGATTGAATCCGAGATCTTAAGGTGGCTCCAAGTGGTGCCTGTGGATGGTGTGGATGGCTTGTACCTGCAGCCCATGAACTACGGGGCCACAAAGCAGGACGCCCGGATGTGGCTGTCTACAGAGAAGGGGCCCCGGAAGGTCAAACGCACCGGGCAACTGTCGACACTGCGAGAGCCCATCTACAATGAGTTCACGTTCGAGTACCGCAAGCCTCGTGATGGCTCGAAATACTTGGACAGGCGCATTCTGACTGGTCACCCGTACAACTTACAGCAGGTCGAATTCTACCCAGGCGTGCAAGACAAACGCATCTTCGCAAACTACCTCTGTAGACGCTCGCAGGCCGACTACGATATCCGGCCATGGCAAGGGGCCTCAGGCTCCATCTGGGACAATGCCACTGCTGGGCTCATCGTCCAAGGCCTCGCAGAGCGCTACAGCTTCCCCAAGCGCGCCGCTCGGTATACTGGGGGCGTAGAGCTGGAAGTGCTCGAGCGGGGAGACGTGGTGTTGTTGACGGATGGTCCGGTACATCTCTCCGAGCACATTTGCCTGGTAGAGAACCGGCTCGTTTCAGCCGATGAGGTATCCCTCGATCTGCTCATCATCGATCATCCTGTATTCACCACAAGCAGCACATAGCGATATACTCGGAGGCATCATGGACAGAGCAGAAGCGGAGAAGGTACTGAAGGCGGCGAAGTTCAAACCCGGGGATAGCACCCATGGCCATCCGGACCGAACCGCAATCAAGTCGGCACTACGCATCATTGCAACCACAACACCGAAGGAGGAGGAATAATGGCGTATGTCTTTGTAGTGACCGAAGGCTCAAAGTCGGTCAAGAATGGCAAGGTGTCGCAGACGTTCAAGATCGAGGAGACAGACGTATCTCCGACGGATGAGTGGTCTATCCCAGTGCCAGATCAGTTTGAGATGCCCATGTTCCGCGCAGATATGGAGTCGGCTGGAGCAGGGACTACGCTCACTCCAGAAATGGGCCGAGTCTCCGGATGGACTTCAGGCCTGGCCGGGCACATTGTCGCAGCGGATTCCGCTGATGCGAATCACCGCATTGTGAGCAGCCAGATCGATACCATCGATACCAATGGCGGCGGAGTCCTGTATGGTCGCTCGGTGCCAGACATCGACACTGGAGATACAGCGGGGCCGCACATTACGACGTGGATAACCATCGCTCGCGGATAGGTCATGGCGGCTAATCAGTTCGATATACTCACCGACACCCGGACGACTGCGGATCTCACTGTCGGTGGACAGATCACGCCTGCGACGTTGGCAGTCAACACCGACAACTACGCGCCAACCCATGGCCCCGTTGCTGGTGTCATCTGCATCTCTTCAAGTGCTGCCATCAACGTGACTGGCTTGCTCGCTCCAGACTTCCCGCTGGTGCGACACCTCATCAACGTGGGAGCCTATACCATCACTCTGACGAAGCAAGATGCCGCATCTCTTGCCGCCAATCGGTTTCTGATGGGTGGAGCGACTCACGACCTTTTGCCAGGGCAAGGTGCAGCGGTGTACTACCATGCTGGATTGTCGATGTGGGTGCTACTGCATGAGTCGACCACAGGCGGAGGGGGATCTCCCTCTGATCTCTGCGTTACTCGGACCGTATCTGCCAGCCTCGCCATCGCAGCGGATACCACGTGCATTCAGCGCCGCCCGCTCATCGCTGCGGGCGTCGGTGTTACGATCGACGCGAGCGGCGAGTGGCTGATTCTGTGAGGCGTACATCATGAGTGAGATCACCCTCGTCAACGGCTCGGCACCCTCGACGCCCTCGGCGGGTCGGGTCGCTGTGTATTCCGACTCGGCCGACAAGCATCTGAAAACGATAGACGACACCGGGACGATCGTCGATCTCGCGGCGGCGGGCGCGGGCGGGCAGACCGACACCGTAGCGGGCTCGCTGGGCATCACGAACACCGGCGACAACGTGAACGCCACACTCACGCCGACCTACGGAAGCGCGGCGTCGACGGTATGCGAGGGCAACGACGCCCGGCTATCCGATGCACGGACGCCGACCGGGAGCGCCGGCGGCGACTTGGGCGGCACGTACGCGAGTCCATCCGTCGCAGCTATCACCGAGACGACCGGGCCGACATCGTTAACGATCGGCGCCATCGCCGTTGGTGAGACGCTCCGCCGGGTCGGGTCGACTGTCGTTGGGTACACACCCGCGAGCGGCGGCGGCTGGTCGGTCGTCACCGAGACGACGGCGACTCGGGCGGCGGCGGCTGATGAGTTCGTGCTCGTCGATGTTGCGACGTGCGCCGTCACCCTCCCGGCTCCCGTCGCCGATGCCAAGATCGCGATCAAGGCTATCTCGGCGGCGGCGGTGACTGATATCCGGCTCCTGACGAGCGGCGCGGGTATCCTCATAGACGGCACGGATTACAGCGCCGTCGGACTCGAATTAAAAAAGCAGTACGAGCAAATCAGCGTAATATCAGACGGGACCGATTGGTTCATATACTAGGATTCACATGGCATATCAACCGGCAGAGCCCGCAGCATTTCAAGCCTACGTCACCACTGCGAATCTTGGCATTGCCGGGGTGTACCAGTCGGGTGTCCTGGATCTCCAGGGGTATACCCAGGTAGATACTCACATAATGAGCGATCAGGATGGCACGATCACGATCCGGTGGTATTCGGATGCGTTGGGTGCAGATCAGGTGCGACTGATCACCATTCCGTACAGTGCAACCAGCGAGTTCTTGCTATACGCGGCACCGGCATTCACGCCATATGTACAGTACGAGTACACTAATGGCGGAGTAGCCCAGGCTGATTTCTTCTATGAAACCAAATTTTTGCATACCTCGCAGAATCCGCAGATCCTTGGAGTGACTGCGTTCATCGCGGGAGGCATGGTCACGCAGCTGAACCGCTCGATCCTGGTCGCTCAAAATGACGCTGGCGACTGGAACAACATCAAATCGGACAACCTCCAGCACCTCAAAGTGAACGCCGCAAACCCGAAGACCAGCTACGACGAGTTGCCGACCGCTGAAATGTCTCCGATCGCCCAGTTGACCTGGCCATACCTGATCAACCTCGATCAAGTCACGGTCACCGAAGTCAACGGCGGCACGGTGACCCAAGCGGACAACATGGCGATCCTGGGAACGAGCACAACCACCGCATCACAGGCGATTCTGGCGAGCAAGAAGCTCCTCCCGTTCCGTGCTGGTCAGGGCGTTCTAGCGCGGTTCGCGGCGGTGTTTACTGCCGGGATCGCAGACGCGACGAGCAGGCAGTGGATCGGCGTCGGCGATACAGATGACGGGTTCTTTTTCGGCTTCGACGCGGACGACTTCGCCGTCACCTATCGCACCGACGGCGCGCCTACTATCGTCGACCAGACCGCCTGGAACGTCGACGTCATGGACGGGAGCGGATCGGCCAGCAATCCCAGCGGAATGACGCTGGACCCCACCAAAGGTAATCTGTATCAGGTGAGCTACGGGTCAGGATTCGGCGCCGTCAACTTCTCGATTGAGTCCGATTCAACCGGCGATATGGTCTTGGTCCACGTCCTAGAATACGGCAACACGGCGATCGTCCCGTCCACGTACAACGCGAGTCACGCGCTACATGCCGAAGCGCATAACGGCGGATCGACCACTGATATCATCTTG